CTTGCTGCTTGTAGCCATTGGCCGCTAGCCAGCGCCAGTGATTAATTAATATTGCCGCGTTCTCAATTTTTCTTGTCATAATTTCTTTCTTCACTTCAGGGCTGGCCTTCTTACTTCCAGCCCAAAAAGCGCCTGTCGTTTGGTGCGGAATGGATGAGTAAACAACCTAGACACCAAAAACTTTGGACCAGTGAGGCTGTCCGGAATTAGTACACCCTCTCACTGATCAATGATCAGTTAACCGCCCACTACAAACCGCGGGATTCTGTTAACTGATCCCAGGTCCATTGCTCGAGTGATGCTGAACTGTTGTCAGGATCCAATGGACCAGGGATCAGTTCTAGCTGTTCACTGCACGAAGACGGCATTGATGCGGTGTGACGTACAGCACAACCAGAAGTTGTCCCAGAATTAGAAACCTAGAGGTACATTTAAACCCAGAGGTTTAGAATTCTAAATACAATATAATCCTTGACTATCCTATTGTCAAGTGATAAAAAACATTTATGCAAACAAATACAGAAAGAGGAAAAATGACTAGAATAAGACTAAATCAAGAGTATCGAAACAAGATTGCTAATAGAATGAGAGTACATCTTGAACAAGAGGACACGCAAGAAAAACAAAAGTATGACGAGTTGAAAGCACAACAAGTTGACAATAATGACACTGCGTGGGAAATTGCTGAACAAATAGTTAGACGACATTATACAGATGAAGATGTTGAGAAAGCAAGATACTTACAAGATAAGTTTGAGAATGTAAGTACGATTGCAAAAGACAGTTGTTTTCATTTTCATTATATGGGCGAAGTTGAAAGTAGAGATTATGACAACAATCCTATTGTAGAAAAGAAAGCTATTGAAAAACATTTTGACTTTAGATTAAATGGTAGCATTGATACTGAAAGTAATGGCAATTCATCTTACTCACATGATAACGAATATGGTTATGCTTTGTTTCGTGATGAACTAAAAGCACAAGAAGATTGCAACCCAGATATTTTGATTGAACAAGAGG